GTACCCATTTCCCATGTGATGCACTGGTTGGCCGTATCGGTTGAAACATACACAACGATGAGTGCTTCTTGCCCACTGCTCAACGCACTGTAAGTAGCACGCTTGTGTGCGCTTGTGGTGGTAAACGCCACATCTTGTGTGCTACCGGGGCCACCTGCGAAAGCATAGACCACGCCATCAATCACAGCGTGCCCGCCCTCAATACGCACCGTGTAAGTGTTGGTAACTTGCTCGCACACACCCGGTAGGTCTTCGGGTGTGTTTCGTTGGGAATCACCGCCAGCCGTATCTTCCTCAAGGATGATACCGTTACCGTGTACGCCCTCAAGCATGTTTGTGAGGGAGGGGCTGGTGATGTGTTCACCGTCCACCAAACTGTCTGTAAACACCCCGCTTCCGCTCATGGATGTCTCGTTTGCCGCTGTGTGTCCCGATAGTGGATTGCCTGTCATTATGCCACCTCAATTGCGATTTGGATTTTGAGTTCGTTTGCTGATGATTTGGTTATGGGTGAAATCGTGTACCGTGCAACAGGCGTGAACTCACTTGTATCACGGAACTGGATGTACACCTCCTTGATTTGGTCAGCAAATATGGTATCGTAGGGCAGTTTAGCCTCAACGAGCAGGGAGGTGTCATCAACCACCGTGATGGTGGGGGTGAGGGTGATAGCAGGGCGACCCGCCGAGCCATCATCAGTAGTGGCTGGTGTACCGTCAAAACCCAAAATTACCTCGTTGATGTTGCTGGCGAGCGTGTCAAGTAGCAACCGCCGCATGTAATCACTAATCGGCATAAATGTTCCTCCGCTCTCTTGTTTTGTTCACACCAATGGGCAAGCCGTTCTTGCCGATTTTACCCCTATCGTGTGTTCCCTTCACACCACCGATGAGGTATGCCGTGTTAAATACTCCTCTTTCTTTAACCACCGATACGATACGCAATTCCACCTTGCCGAACAAAGCCAAGTTCTGTTCCACTACCTGCACATAGGTAGCAGGGTTGCTGTCGTTTGCACCCACGCTGGTACCCTCTGCCACGCCCTGTAGAATGCCCTCAATACCCGTGTCAAGGTTCATCATCGTAAGGTCGCTCATGTTCCTCATCGGCATATGTTTGATTTCCGTGACGACCTTATTGCCACCGTCATACTTGACAGTCATACCGGGACGCAGGTTGAGCAGGTTAAGATGACCACCACTGGATATAGAGCCACGGATAAGCGAGCGTGATTTGAGTACCTGTCGTGCGACACGACGGGCGGCGTTGGTGGTGCGGGCGGTGTTATCAACGATAGGTGCGCTGTCCTCTCGCACCTCCTCTACCTGTCCTTCTACATCGTCCACCGTGACAATTACCAAGTCATTGAGAGCCAGCGGCTGGCCTTGCACAGTGACACGGTTGGAGATGTTCTCAATCGGGTTATCGGTCTTGGCACCGAATCGCAGATTCTTGTCCACGAATACGCTCGCCTCACTAAATGTGATGGGGATGTACAGCAGATTGCCGAAGCGGTCAAGCAGGAGCATACGGCTGTCATGACGGCCAAGGAAGCGCAGGGCGGTCATGAGGTTCATGTTGTTGAAGTCTTGACCCACGAAGCGTGTGCTGTGTTTGCGTGCTGATGATGCGGTAACATTCTGCGGGCGTGAGATGTTCACGCTGGTTGCACCGCTGTTGATGGACTCACCAAGACGCACAGCCAAGTCCGTAGTACGCAGGCCCACATCCACAGGCTGGCCGAGTTTGACAGTGCGACCAGTGAACCCGATACCGTCCAGCGTCTTGCCCTTCATGTTGCGTAGGTTCACCAGCACACCAAACGATGATGATTCAACCGTGTGCGGTAACAGGCGTTGTGCTGATGCGTCAGCGTTGTAGATGAGCATGGGGCTGTTGGTGCTGGAAATTAAATCATCAGCAAAGAAAGGGGCAGTATTGAGCGAATGGCCGGGTGTGTTGTTATGCGACAATTGGATGTACGATTCGCCCTCAAGGATACGGTAATTGCGTTGCGGCATTACTTGTAAATTACGAGTGTTTTTCTTTTCCACCGTGACCTTGGCCTTGTTTGCCTTCTGCACACTGATGCGACCGTGATGAATGGCGTTGTCCACGAACACGGGCTTACGCACATGGGTCATGACCTCATCTGCGTCGGTGCTGTACCGACCAGTCCTTGTGTTTTTAAGAACGGTCATCGTATTCCTCCGTTTGAGGCCACCATCCAAGGTCTTTTACAGAATTTTCGTAATCAATGAACTCTTGGTCACGCTTTTGCTGTTCGGGATATAGGCTATTATTCAATCTCGCCCACTCACTTGTTCTTCCGATTCTCACAAGTGCTTCGGGTGGAATGTTTTGTGGAATTGCATATGAATTGAAAATCTGCCTTTCTCCGAACTCATCGGGAGAATACGATTCATCCAAATAAGCATCGTTAAGCCTATTACCTCTTATTCCCCATACATTCATCGCTCCTGTGGGTGAACGAGCCGATACTTCACCACCCATATTGTGTACCATCCTTACCACCTTTTCCATGTTGCTCGTCGTGGGTTCAATGTTGTTATTGAGCATCCATGCCCAAACTGCTTTTTCGGGCATACTTTCACCATGATAATGCTTCCAACCTTTTGTTGGTAAAGCCTTCATACCCTCGCTTTGGATTTGTTTTCTGCGAGACTCTTTTGTGTAGCGTGCGCCTCTCACCGGCCCATACGAACTGGGAAAGTCGGGGTGGAACTCGCCAAGTTCAGTTTGGCGTGAAGCCTTGAGAAAACGCCATGCCTTCTCAAACACCATATCAAACCCTCAACAGTTCCATCGCTTCAAGGACGCTCCCTTTGGTGTGAGTTTACCACCTTTGCTGGTCGGGCCTTTGACACCCGACATGCGAGCGCAAAACGACTTACGACGCTTTGCTTTCTTTGAACCGGGTTTGAGTTTACTCGGCTTGGTTGTCACGGGAGGTTTGAGGTTTGAACCTTGTTCACGCTTGGCCTTCGCTCGCCCCTTAGCGTTCAGTCCACCTTTCTTGTGGTGCTTATTTGGGTTGTAGCCATGAAACGGTTTTTCTTTCTTGGCTTTCATCACTGCAAAGGCCAGTTCAGCAGGGGAACAACAATCACAAAAATCGTAATCCATCACGAAGCATCACCACTGTGGTCATTTGAATTGTAGGTTACATCTCCTTTATGTCCTTTTGGATGCAAAGATTGAGAGAAGCGAGGTTGAACACTGAAATCCATACGCTCTTCCTTACTCTCACCCTCTTGATGAGTGCGACGACGAGCGGCATCTGCACGGTAATGTTGCAGGGTATTTTCGCTTATCACGACACGAGTAATCTCGTTGTCCAATAACGATGAATCAAAGTTGCTTTCACCTGTACCAATAATTTTCGGGCCTTGACTCATAGGCACAGTGTCGCTTGCGCTGATGTCCATGTAGTATGCGGGCGCATATGGTGGATTGGTGTCGGGATTGGTGCTACGGATGTAGGAGCCTGCCGATGCTTGACCGTTGGTTGTTTCGTACACATACAGTCCGTACTTACCACCAGCAGTGGCACCGAAGTAGTTGCTACCGTACTGTGGGCTTGACGAGTGCAAGTTGAGGTTGGAGCGGAACATCTCAGCGTGTTGTTTGTCCAGTAAACGAACTGGGCGCAACATGTAGGAAATGCGCTTGTCGGTGAGGTTGGTGCGCTGGTGCCCGTTGGTATCAGTTTGATACGGGTTGCTTGACTTCCAATGAGATGCGTTATTGGTAAATCCATATTTTTCTGCAAGGTATCCTTCAACTTGTTGTTTTTCAGTAGCCGTCATTTCCCTATTATACTGAATGACCTCGGCTATTTTCCCATTAAGATAGAATGAACTGGGTACACGACCTACCATGTATGAACTATCATCTGCTTTGTAATACGCATTTGTAGAAGTGTAATTACCAGTGCCTTGTAAATTCACTAAATAGGTAGCAGAGCCGCCTATACCGTCGCCACCTGTTATTGATGCAGTAACAAGTTCTGCTTGTCCTCCAACTGCTGAATTTGTACCAGTAGCAACAGTATTCCAAGCAGATGAACCAAAAGTCAAAGTTACATTTGTACCCGATGCTGTCGGAGGAAGACTTAGCACTATGTGTGTACTATCAGTAATACTCGCTACTGTAGTACCCACAGTAATCCCCGTACCATGTACTAAACGACCTACTACCATTGCAGAAGTGTCATCCATAGTAACAGTGGTGTTTCCGGCTACTAAATCACATGTAGCATCTACTACAGTATTAGATATACTTCCACCCCACCATTGCCATTTATTACCCGAATCCATGCGTATGTACAGATTATATCCAGCACGAGTAACTGGACTGGAAGTTCTTGACTCAATTATTCCATGTATCCCTCCATCATCTGCATCAGCCCATGCAACAAGGAAGAGAGTTATTTCATTTGTATTCAAACGAGCATCAAAGTCAACCGATAAAAAGTCATTACCGTCACAATCAACGACAGGCATGTTGTTGACATTAGAGGAAGATGCAATATACGAAGGTTGAGCAGATGCACTTCCCTGTGTTAATTCAATACCATTTGGCCCACTATCTTTCCATGATGAAACGGCATCACCATCAGCCAAATCAAGCGAGTCGGCTTTGAGCCACAACGCCATACCCGATGTAGGTATCCCACCCCATTCGGTGTCGTCAATGGGTGATACGAAGTTACGGGCTTCTGCG